GGCGCTCATGAATCGGCCCTGCCTGTGTGATGCGCTGGTGTTGATCGCGTATATGTCGTCGGCGTGTTCGTGTCGGCGGATCGTTCGGAACTGGTAGCCGCGGCGGATGGCCATCGCGGATCGTTTCCTTGCTGTGCGATGGTCGCGCAACCATTCTTCGATCGTGGCTGGTATTGGGAGGACGGAGCAGCGGTCGTATTTGCCGGTCGCGAGGACTTCGTATAGGTTCTCGGCGATTCTGCCGCAGTCGTCGGCCTGGTGGTCTGCTTCCATTCGGACGGCGATCGTTGTGGGCGCGGAGACGCTCACGATGTTGTGTTTATCACGGTGACTGTCCATTCGCAGCCGAGCATCGATCCTTGGTTGTCGACGTAGGTGCGGTATCCGGTCGGCCCTTGTACGCGGAGTTGCGCGACGAGTCCTCCGAGGGTGTCGTCTGCTTCGAGCGCGGCTGCGAGGCAGAGGGCGTGTTCGTCGTCCATGAGGGACAGCAGTTGTCCTTGGGCGCCGTCCAAGTCGTTGTTGGTGGCGCGGGCCCGGACGGTGAAGATGAGTTCGCCGTGGTCGGAGAAGCCGGTCGTGGTGTCGCCGCGGAACGGGTCGGCGGGATACATGTCGACGGACACCGGCTGCGACGGCGCGAGGTTGAGGAGCGGCACGACCTGGACGGCCGCTTCGCCGAGAGCGGCGACGCCCATCACGGTGTCGAGCGCGTCCGCGATCGCGTCCAGGATGTCAACGATCGCGGTCAGGCCAATCCCCATTCGCCCTTGAGGGGTGCGAGCTTGTGGGCGTGGCGATCCCAGGTGTCGCGGGCCAACCTGACGGGCGCTTCTGTTTCGAGGCCGATGATCCCGAACGACAGCTGGCGCTGCTGCCAGTGCTCGGCGGCCCGCTCGAGGTTGACCTGGGCGGCCAACGCGATCTGCCACGCTTCCGCGAGCGGGTCGTCGTCGACGCCCATCCCGATCTCGCTGTTGATCTCGCCGGCTGCCGCGTCGAGCACTTCGGTCAGCTGGGCTTCGTAGGTGGTCGCGTTGACCTTGAGGAGCCGGGCGAGCTCTTCGACGGTGGCGTAGATGTCGCCGGCTGCGGGGGTGCCGGCGCCGCTGGTGGTGACGAGCAGGTCTTCGGTGGCGACGTGGCCGAGGGCTGCGGTGCCTGCGTCGTCGTCGTAGACGAGGGTGTAGCGGCCTCGGTCGTCGGGTGCGGTGAACGCGGTGAGGTAGTAGACGCCGCTGCCGGCTGGTTGTTCGGTGAATCCGGTGGCGCGGGCGATGGTGGTGGCGCCTTGGTTGTCGAGGACGCGGACGCCGAGGGTTTTGCCGGTGGCGCCCCAGTCGATCGAGAGGTCGTCGGTCGTGCCGGCTTTCATCTGCATCGACGGCCTCCGTTCGTTGGGTCGTGCATCACGATTCGCGTCCCGACGATCATCAACTGACCCCGTAGACGATCAGGTCAGCCGACTGGACTTGACCCTGGTTGTTGTGACCCCTGCCGACGATCCGCTCGCCTGATTGCACCGAAACCGGGACAACCCAGGGCTTCCCCATCGAAAGGTTCTCGAACGTACTCGATGAAAGGGGAAAGTTGGCTGAAATCTCAACCTCGGTTGCCGAACCAATACCCAGGTCCATAGAGTGTGGCCCGATGTTGGACGTAGTATCGCCCGCAAGCCCAGGCCCCACGCAAAGCATTTTATGATCCCGGGTCGTCGCCGCCACGATCTCTGTCCACGCAGAGTCCGACGAACCCGTTCCGAGGGCAACACTGACGCCTCTGCTTGTGGCGAGGTTGGTGCCGTAATCGGTGATGTGTTGCCCGACCCAAGTCGGATCGGAAGGTGCGCCGTACACCCAGATCAGCACCCTGGGCTGCTTGGAGGCAACGGCACTCTGACAGTTGGCGGATATACGTGAACCCGAGGGAATGTAGAGCGGAAATGCGTACCTGTGACCGGCGTGGCTTGCGTTTGCCCAAGCAGCCGACCCGCCGCAGTTGAGATTGGGAATAATGACGGTCTCGCTGGCAGCCGCGCCGATAGCGATGTCGACAAGCGTCGATGAGTCCGTGCCGCTCACGAACACGGTATGGATGAGGATCTCGATGTAGTAAACGTCGAAATCGACTGACGAAATCAGTTCCGTATACGTCGAGTTTTTGGTGTGAGGCGTGGCCGAAGCCGATACGAGCGTTCCTAATGTCGTACACAGAGGATAATTGTCTGCGTGCTTCGTGAACGAAGAAGGTTTCAACATGAAGGTCATGGAGTCACCCCGCTTGGGTCATCGGGCCATCCGATATCAGCGTCCACCGCGATGTTCTCGCCTTCCTGCCGATATCGTCTAGACCCGAGCAGCCACGCCAACGTCCGTCGCAGCTTCAGCCTCTGCGCTACCGTCAACCTGCTCCAGATTTCGGCAGCATACGGATGGTCGGCCAAGTCCTGCAACCGATCAACCAGAACCGGCGCGGGGATGGTGGAGTCCCACGCCTTCGTCGCGGGACTCCAGCGGTGCGTCTGATCTTGTCTGCCGTCATGCTCGATCACCTTCCACGCCGGATCAGGTGACGCAACCGGGATCGACGTGTGGCCCTTCAACTCTCCCGTCGCGGTCACGTAGATCGAGTACCAGGTCACGATGCTGCGATCCTTCGCACCGAGAAGTCGATCGAGTGGTCAGTCCCGGAAACCTTGAGGAGCGTCGCGTCCCAGCCGTGCAACAGGATCAGCTTTGGAGACACCCAGATCGGGGACGACTGCGCGTTCGCCATGAACGCCTTGAACACGACCCGCTGCGTGCCGCCCGAGATCACCTTCTCGTACACCGCGAACTGGAACACGTCGCCCTTCGCGAGCGCGTTCAGGTCGAAGAAGAACTGGTATTCGCCGTCGTCGGTCTGCACATCGGGGCCGGACGTGTCAGTCGTCAAAGACCACTCCGACGTGCTGACCGTCTCCGTGCCTGATGCGTACTCGGTGATCGTCATGAAGCCTCCCAGGAGCGTCTTGAGTTCTGCGGGGGTCGCCGCCACGATGTTCCCCGCCGCCAGCCGAGCCACAATCGTTGACGCACCCATCGCCAACGCAGCGGGGGTGTCGTCCGTCACCGCGTACAGGACGCTGTTCGCGTCCGCCACCGTCTTCGGGATCTTCGCCGCCAGATCCGTTGTCAAGCCAGTCACGTCGGACTCAGCGTGAGAGTGCGAAGCAGCCGCCGCACCCGCGGCCGCCAGCAACGCGGCAGCGTCAGCGAGCGCCAACAGCGACCGGCCGAACGACGTGGTGGTCAGAGCCGCTATCGACGTAAGGTCAGAGTCGAGCGGCTGGTAGACCGTCGAGAGAGCCGCAATCGCCGACGTGACTTCGGAATCCCTCGCGATCGCCGCGTCAATACGGGCGTCCGCCACCGTCCCCGACGTGATGTCACCGCCCGAGTGAGCGTGCGACGCCGCAGCCGCACCGGCAGCCGCCAGGAGCGCCGCCTGATCCACCAGAGCCAGCAGCGCCCGGCCGAACGCGGTCGTCGTCAAAGCCGCGATCGCGGTCAGGTCGGAATCGAGCGGCTGGTAAACGCTGGAAAGCGAACCGACGTCCCCGGACACTTCTTCGATCGCGGCTTGCACCGTCGTCGACGCGACCGTTCCCGCCGGCGTGAACGAGATCGCCGAGGCCGCGTGGGCGGCCGACGTGTCCGCCACGTGGTCGGAGAGAGCGGTCGCGTCCGCCTCCGCGTCCGCCTGCAGCTCGGCCAGGGCACCCTCGACGTCGGTCGCGGCGAAGTCGTTCGCCGTGTCCAGGATCGAGATCGCCGAAGCGTCATGCGCGTCCGCCGTGTCGCCCGTGTGCGCCGACAGGGCCGCGGCTGCGGTCGCCTCCGCCGCAGCCTGCACGCCCGCGTGAGACGACCCTGAATGGGTCGCGTCGACCGTCGGGGACGCCCAGGTGCCGCCGAGATCGCCGCCAGGGGTAGCGCCCACCACGATCTCAGCGGACAGACCAGCTTGCGCGGTCCCGACGAGATAGTCGGCGCCCGTCGGAGCGCCACCGCCGCCACCCGACACCGCTTCCGGCACCCACCGCTGCGTCGCCGCATCCCACGTCAACGAATCGTTATCAGCCGGCGACGCAGCCGAAACGTCCAACAGATCACGCAACCGACGGAACACCCGAAACGCCATCAGACAGCCACCGCCTCCCTCACGTAGACGTCGCGCATCTCGCCGAGCGCCTCGTCCGGGAACCGTCCGGCAAGAACCTCGAACGGATCTGACGGCCCGCCGGTCGCGTAGCGCGCACACGACTCGGACGGGTTCAACTGCTCGCGCGGGCTCTTCCAGTCGACCACCGCCAACGCATCCGTGTCGAAATACGCCAGCCGCCACTCGCCGCCCGCCAGACGCCGAAGGTTCGTCAACGTCGACGTGTCAACCGCGCGCCGACGGAACTCCTCCGCCGGCCTGAAGGCTGCCCGCTCGAAATCGGCACACCCACAAACTTGCCCGTACCCGAGTCGTACTGCGGCACATCCTCGTCAGCAAAGGACGAACTATCAACATCCGTCAACCCCAGAAGGTTACGAATCACGCGTGTAGCGCTCACGCCAGTCCCCACTGATCTTTCAATGGTGCCAGCATGTGCGCGTACCGTTCCCACGTGTTACGAGCCGTGTGCGTCGCGAATAATTCCGCCGTCTCGAGACCGAGGATCCCAAATGGCGATTCCGCCCACAGTTCGACTGCACGCTTAAGGTTCACTTCGGCAGCGAGCGCCAATTGCCATGACTCCAGATCAACATCGACGGCGAGATCAATCTCGGAGTTGATCTCACCTGCCGCCATCAGCAGCACCTGATCCATTTGCGCGGTCTGCTCCGCGGAGGGAGCGCGAATCTTCAGACGGCGAGCCAACTCATCAGCCGTCGCATACGTGTCCCCTGTAGGGGGTTCCGCCGGGGCGGAAGACGTGACCTCAACACCCTCGGTAGCGACATGCCCCACAGCCGCGGTGCCGCCGTCATCGTCGTACAGAAGTGTGTAGTCGCCGCCGTCATCCGGGAACGTGTAGGCGGCAAGGTAGTAGACGCCCGAACCTGCAGGGTACTCCACGAATCCGGTTGCCCGTGCGATCGTCGTGGCCCCCTGATTGTCGAGGAGACGAACGCCCAGCGTGGCCCCCGTTGCACCCCAGTCGATCACAAGTTCCTCTACCGCTCCTGGCTTGACCCTCATGCGTTCTCACCTCCCAAACAGTTGGTGTGGCGCGAGGACGCCCACAGCACGTGGGCGTCCTCGCCTTACCCCACGGTCTACGAAGCGGTCGTGATCATCGCGAACGCACCATCGTCAACGACGACAGCCTCGAACGCACCGATCAGCCCCACCTCGACACCGCCGATCGCCGGCTCCACAACCTGCATCTCGACCGGAGCTCCGGCCGTCTCCGCGACCAGCAGACCCGCCGAATCACCGATCACGACGACACCAGCGTCCATGCCGCGCGAAACGATGACGTTCAGCGGGCCGATGCTCGAACCCGACACGCTAGTGAACTGCGTGAACGCATCCGACGTCAGCCCGAGCAAGTAGCCGAACCTGTCCGGAGCCATGTAGATCGTGTTCGCGATCCTCAGCGAGTTCGCGTTCACCTCCGCGTACCCGGCACCGACCGCAGTCATGAACTGCGCGAACGTCGGCGTACCAGAGATCGTCGACGCGATGTTGTTGGAGAACGCGGAATGCTGCAACGCCTGCGCAGCATCCTGCTCCGTCTTCAACGCGTAGTCGGCCGCGACGAGGTCGAACCAGAGCCGCAGCGCGTTCGGCGTCGACCAGTTGATCGCCTGCCAGGACAGGTCGCCGCCGCCGAGGTACGTCGAAGCGGTCGCCGTGACCATCGACACCGCCAGACCAGTGTTGCCCGCCTCGGTCTTCTGCGTTGACTGAACGGCCACGACCGGGCTCGTGTCGACCTGCGGGTACGTCAGCGTGCCCCGCTCGAGCGTCGACCGCTGGGCGGACAGCACGATCGGCCGGCTGTTGTCGATCACCTGGAAGATCTCCGCGATGTGCTGCGGAGGCGTCAACCCTCCGATGTTCGAGCTCAGGGTGTTCGCGGGCGTCCGCTTGACGAGGTCGAGCCGCTGCTTCGCCGCCTGCACGTCCTCCTCGTTGACGCCCCACTGCCTCGAGATCTTCACGGCCTCGGAGACGTTCGTCCGTGTGATGAAGAAGTCGAAGGCGTAGGCGTCGAACGTCCGGTACACGACTCCGTCTCCGTCGATGTCGACTCCGGGGTTGCCGTCGGCCATCAGACGCCGAATGTTCTTCGACTCCTCGATGGCGTCGTTCGCAGCCTTGATCTCGCCTGCGAGGTCACCGATCTCAGCGTCCAGCTGAGCGGCCCGCTCGCGGTACATGACGAGCTGCTCGTTGTCGGACGCCTGCAGGGTCTTATCGTCGCGGGCCTCGATCTCGCCCAACTTCGACTCGTGCTTGGCCCGGACGAGTTCGCGCTCGTCAACGAGCCTGGCGAGCCGAAGCTCGCTCTGTGTTGCACTCATGATGTTCCCTCCGAAGAAGTGGTTGGGTCGGTGTGGCGGGTGCCGTCTTCGGGGGTGCCGGACTCGGCCGGGGTGTCCGTGTCGTCGGGGTGCGCCTGATAACGCTGCGGTAGTTTCACTCCGGCCTGGCGGCAGCGCTCAATCAGGTCGGGGGCCATGTCGACGGGCAACAGCGCCGCGTCGAAAGTCGTTTCGGGCTCCTCGCGCAACGCGAGCACGCGCGCACCGGAGTAGGCGCCGAATCTTGTGAAAGCGATCGCGTACAGGTTGGCCTTCGCACGCTGAATCAGACCGCCAGCAGCGCGAATGTTCTTCACCGGCCGCGCCTCAAGCGACACCTGCTCCACGACCTTCTCGCGCAACAGGATCAACGCCGTCTCCCCCGCGGGCGTCTCATGCATCGTGAACGAACCGTGAAAGCCGTCCGCCGCTTCCCGCAAGGCGATGCCGTGACCGACGATCCCTTGGATGCCGAGCTGGTGCTCGAAGTTCGCCACAACGCGATTAGCGGCGTTCACCTGATGCGAGAACACACCAGGCAGCCACTCCTCCTCATAATTGACGCCTTTCGGAACGCCGCCCAGACCGTCATTATGGGTGATCCGTTCGCCGTAAGGGACGATCCGCACGTCGACCGTGCGGCCCTCACCCGCGACCATCTCGGCCGCGAACGTCCTACGAAGAAGCCCCGTCTCCGGGGCCACATCGTCCTGCGTCACAATCTCGGTTTCGCTCATCCCATCCCCCCGATCGCCGTAAGCCTGCCCGGCTGCTGCGCAGGCGACGCCTTCGCAACCTGCGACAACTGCTCATCATCATCATCCGAAAGCTCAGTGATCGCGGCGAAGGTGTCGGCCGCGTCGAACGACACCCACTGGCCGCGCGGC